TTAAATAAAACTGTGCCTGAAGCGGCGCTGCTATTGTCATAAACAATAACTGGGTTGGATCCACCAGTGCTAGTAACAACATACATGCCTTTTAAGCGCGTACGATAGGTTACAACGGCTGCGTCAGTGGCCGTATAGGCCGACTTTACATCATATTGAACGGTCATAACGACCTCCTATTAAGCAGCAGCGATAACTAATACGCCGTATGTAGCAGACGCTGGGTTTACAGACAATGCTGTAATGTTAGATGCGCGAACAGTTACTGTATTAGCCGCAGAAACAAACGCGTTAAATACGATACCTGCTGCTGGAGAAGCTGGCAAAGCCATAACAACGAAATCGCCTACTGCTGCGCCTGAAACTGTGATTGTTAAGTCAGCAGAAGCAGTTGTAGCGATAGAACCGAAGTCAAGAGTAGCTGTTGCAGCTGTAATTTCTGTAACTGTAGAACCAGAACCAGTGATGAAACCGTATGTTGATTTGACTGGGCCTGTAAATGAAGTTTGTGCCATGTTGAATATCCTTGAGTTATAGCTCATTCCCTGTACAGTCTCTATAACGTCTGCTAGGCCAGTCTGTACAAGTAAAAAATCCTAGACGTAATTGCGATATTACTCTAAATAAAAAATAATGCAACAAAAAAGGGAGCCGAAGCCCCCTTTTTCTTTTTGCCCATTAGGCTGGGTTTGAACCCCAGATACCCAAAGGATCTGACCAACCGAATGAATAACGCTCACGAGCCTTGTAACGTACGTTACCAGTATCGAAGTCGCCGTCCATAGATGTAGTCATAGCTGCACGTTCGAAGTGCTTCAAGCCGTTAGGTACATCAGTCAACAAGAACCAGTTGTTTGTGTCTGTCAAGAAGTGGTTTACTGTGAAACCTTCTGGAACAGTACCCATCTGTTTCAATGCGTTGATGTCGTTATCAGCTGTAGCCACACGTAGTTCAGTGTCAAGCAAGCGCTTAGCAACGAACATTAATGATGGTGGAACAACCAATTTACGGATCTTAGCAGCGATCAAAAGACCACGTTCGTCAGTCCAAGCAGCGATTTGAATTGCTGCGTTTTCCAATGAAGTTTCGTTTAGGTCAACACCAACAGCTGGGCTGTTGTAGTTAACGCCACCAGAAACCAATGGGTGACCAACACGTGTACCGCCTGAGTTAACGCCGAACAATGAAACACCGTCACCACCAGCATATGCGCCGTTGAAACCGTTGTTCAATACGTTAGCAGCTTTAACTTGCTTCGTGTATGACATAGCACGAGCCAATGCTTTAGTGTAACGAGCAGACAAGCTGTCGTACAAGTTATCTTCAACCGCTTCTTCAGTGATTGAGAAACCTAAAGCAATAGTTTCGTGTGTGTAACGAGCAGTAAATGCTTCCTGCGCGTTGTCATACGCCATTGCAGCGCCTTCATTCTTAACTGGAGCAGCTGAGAAACCAGAAAGTTTGGTTTCTTCTTCGAATGAACGCTCAGATTTCTCTGTTTCGTACAATTCTTTGTGCTCTTCGCCGTAGCGCTTGTACTCTAAACCGAACAATGCGTTTAGACCCGGTAATAACTCTTTAAGGAGTTGTGAACGAGAAATAGCCATGTTTTAGCTCCTCTATTAGTTAGTTGCGCCAGCAGACTGGTAATAAGAATGCACACCGAAGTTGAACTTCACGATGCAATCTGTCTTAGCGTCGCCTGGGGTTGAGAAAGGACCAACAACTAGGTCAACGATACGAACAGCGTAAGTAGCTGTGTTTGCAGGAGTTGTTGACTCCAAAGCAATTGTAGAGTTGCCAGTAGTAGTTGAACCACCAAAGTTTGTTAATTCAGCGTTTAGACCGATTTGAGCACGAGTAATCGCGCCATCAGCTTGCACTTGATATAACTGATCTGGATCTTCAACAACGCGGATAGCCACGTTTGTGTAACCAGCAGAAATAGCATTAGCAGGCAAATAGTTTGCGAACACTTGATACTTCAAAACAGGGTCAACATAGCTACAACCAACAGCAACGCCAACTAAACCACGAGTAGAAGTCGTAGGAGTAGCTGTCATAGCTTCAGGTTGACCACCAGCAGTAGCGCCGATAGTAACTAAGTCGCCTTTAAAAATAGCCGTTGCACTGTTGGTAGTCATCACGTAATCGCGGATTGAACCGCCAGTAAATGATTGGCCACCGATCAGATTAATCGGCAAAAGTCCGTAAGGACTAGCAGTAGTTGCCATTTAAATCTCCAAAAGTTTATTTTGAACCATTACCAAACCCACCTCCACGGCTCGTTGACGTTTTCTTGTCAGCAAACAATGGCATGCGGGCATCACTGTTGCGCATGAAGTTGTTATCCACAGACTCCATCTGAGCTCTTGCTTGATTCTCGTAATATTCTTTACGAGCCTGAACGCGTTCTGTTGGGGCCTTGCACAACATCAAGCCACCAATTTCCACATTCCCGGACTTATCGCCCTCAAGCATTAACTCAGGGTGATCGACAGCCTTGACCGGAACCCAACCGTCACGCAGTCTCTGAGAGACGTTTGTGGGGTTAGCTTGGCCTAAGATCGCGGTAGCAATCCACCTATAGGTAAATCCTGGTTCAGGTGTCGGATCAGGTAAAGCTGATACGGGTACATACTCGTATCTTGTTTCTTGTGCGCGCGTATCTTGTTCGCGATTAGTTCTGTTATTAGCCATTGTTAGCCTCCAATTTTAAAAACTCTTTAACGTATACATCTCGTGGGATCCCTAATCTATCTGCAATCGCAGCTTGAGAGGGGGTAATTTTCACCGTTTTTTTAGCGCCAGTAGTTCTGGTCGATGGTGCCACAACCGTTGCAGGTTTCTTCGTCGGGGCAGCCTTACGGCTTGGCTCTTCCTCTTGAGACTCAAACATCTCTGGGAAGGTTCGTTTTAAGCGAGTGTCGATCTGCTCGAAATACTCATCTTGTTGCGGGCTATACCCGGTGCCTACTAGTTTTTGGTGCAGCCCTAGTGCAAAGGCCGTAACTTCTTCGTAACCTGGGGTTCCAAACCACTGGTTTTTTGCTTGCCAGCGCAAGGTTTTTTCATCAAGTTTGGGAGCTTCAGGTTGCTCTTGACGTATTTGTACATCTACTTCACGAGTTTGTAAAGGGGTTGGCTTAAAATTTTTCGCATCTTGCATTTTCATCTTTGCTTCGATGAGTGCTTCTTGCGCTGCTTGGATGGCATCAGAGTCATAACTCTCTGTAGCCTCCTTGAGTTTACGACGCGCCATCTCAAGCTCTGCTTCAGATTTTGCTTGTAAAGTCTCAACGTAAGTTGCTTCGCCAGTCTTCACATACTCTTTGAGCTTTTTGTTTTCTTCAAGAATCTGCTGTGTAAGACGCTCTAGCTCCTGCTTCTCACGTAATGCCGCTTCTTTAGCACGACGTTCGTCATGACGCGCATGTGTTAGTTCTTTGATGCGTGATTGAACGCCTTTTGAATAGCTTTCAATTTCTTCATCAGTTGGATCTTCAACATCGCGATCTAAAGGCTTGGCCTTACGATCTCTTTCTGGGGTATCGTCTTCAATCTCAATCTCAACATCTGTTTCACCAGAAATATCAATATCGACTTCATTGTCTACCTTGTTATCTTCCTCATCAGGGAATTTAAACTCATCAGGCATATTAATCTCCTATTAAGCGCGGCTAATGCCACGAGGGTCTTGCACAACAGCCTCAACTTGATCGTCATTAATCAAGCGAAACTCCTTACCGTGAATCTTGACGCGCGTCCCGGTATACGGACGTGTCAGAATAAAGTCACCTTCTTTGCACCAAGCGCCTTCAGGGAATTTATCTGTATCTTTGTAAGCCAACGGGCCCATCTGCATCACAAACAATACCGGTGAAGTAATTTCTTCTGTACGGATTGTTTCGTCAGCTTTAAGAATACCGCTGTCGTACTTGTCGTCAACGTCGATCAAAACGCACAAAAGCTTCCAGCCAGTTGGCTGTGGAATTTGGCGAGCTTTCACAACGGGTTCTTGCTCTGCTACTTCTTCTGGTTTAACAGCCTCAACGCCTGGTGGCAGAATCAGCCCTTGCTCCGGTAATGCGATGGTTTCACTCATCGTCGTCTTCCTTCATTTTCTCAGCGAGGTCAAGTAAGTGGCGCTCTGCGAAAGCTAGACCTCGAATCACCCCGCAGAGCTCTTTGTATTGCTCAAAGCTTGTGCACTGACCATTTGCCAAGTCGTCAGTGAAGTTGTTCATATCTGTGCGCAGCTTCGTTCTCAAAGCTGTAATAAAGTCCATTGCTTGTAGTTCCATAGTCAGTTCCCTTGTTTATTTAGCTTTCTTTTTTCTCTGGCTTCGCTTTAGTCTGGCGTGTTTTAGCTATATCACCAGCTAGTTTGAAGCCCTCAACCACATCAGCTGCGGCTTTCTTGCTCTTCTCAAGCTCCAACTGCTCACGCTTAAGTTCAAGCTCATCTGCTTTAGCCGCGGCATCTGCCTGTACTTTCTTGGCTTTAGTGTCTGAATCTTGTTTCTTAATCGCCAACTCTTGTGCTTGTAACTGCAACACTGGGTCTTGCGCGTTCTGTTGAGCCTGCTGTTGAGCAATCATCGCCTTAGACTGGGCAAGCACTTGTGGTGCAGCCATAGCCAACATCTTAGACATCTCTTTCTCCATGTCTTCTGGCAATTCTTGGTCAGGCAACGGCAACTGAACACCCATCGCAGCTTCCATCTTCTGACGGTATGCGTAACCAACGTGCTCTGCTATGTGCGCTGAAAGTGCTGCTGCAATCGCTTGTGCTTGTGGATTTTGACCAATAAGTTGTTGAACCAATGGGTCTTGCATCGCTGCTTGGTGAACCGCAATATGAGCTTCGTGATCTTGGTAAATGAACGCCTTAAGCGGTTTACCTTTCAACACATTCATGTTCTCTGTGACGGGATCCTTAGGCTTCTGGTCATCCTCCAGCGGTACCAATTTGTCTGCGTTCTTAATTCCAAGAACATCAAGCATCTGCCTGTGTAGCTGTGGAAGGTCGTAGATTTGCGGTGCTGCTTGAGCCAATTGAATAACTGCCTGGTACTGGACCACTCGCTGAGAGAGGGTGGCAGCGTTGGGGTCAGATACCGGAAGCACATCAACATGGCTATAGTCACTTTTCTTAGCAGTTACTGGGCCTTCTTCTGGCTCGTAGTTGTAATCCTCATCTGTGTAGTCAGCAATAATTTTGGCAAGAAGTTGTAGCTCTTGCTTCAATGCGTAATGCACGCGTGCCTGTACAGCAGACATCACCTTCAATTGTCTTTCCAACAATGCCAACGTCGTACCCACTGGGGCCTGAGCTGACATATCGCTGACCTTCATATCCGCAGTAGCTGCGAAACGACGGCCTTCTTCAACAATCTTGTCCATCAAGCCAGCTAGAACCTGACTTGGCTCCTTATATGGCAACGGCAAGATGTTGTCACGGATGTTACCGCTACCTAAGTCTACGTCGCGGAACTCACCTGGGGCGATTGGTGTGTCGTCACCTTTAATACGGAGACCTCTGGCTTTAAGCCCGCCAGGAAGGTTAGACAAGGTACCAGCATCAACAAGCTGACGCATAATGCTAGTCGCACTCTTAGCGAATCCACCAATAAGATGGAACAAGCCAAACCCGTAAGCACCATAGCCAGGGATATACTGATAATGTACAAAGTGTTGACGCTTAAGCTTAAGTGGATCATCTTCGTTCCAGTTTCTGCGAATAGATAAAACTTCATTCGTACCGCGCACCATTGTTACTACATATGGCAACGCAATACCTGTTTTCTCACCATCTTCTTCGTCTTCATGGCCTGGCAAATCTAAGTCAGCATGAATCTCGTAGACTTCAAAGCGGTCGTCATAACTAGCGTTAAAGCCAGTTTCTTTGTCTTTTTTCTCTTGAATATCAGACTTAAACTTCTGTGGCTCGCCTAGATCAACGTCTAGGTAGAACCCTGCGTGCATCAAGCGATTTAACTCATTTTTAGTCTTACGCATCACGTGAGTTACACGTGGAGATGACATGATCTCGCTAGTGCCGTAAGGAATAATGATGTCTTCAGCTGGAATAAACACAGACACCTGACGGCCTAGACCTGGGTCGTAATACACCTTCTTGAACGCTGAACCTGCTGATGGCAAGTTCCACAACATTCTTTCATGTTCTGAGCGGAACTCAGGCATCTTTTCAGTCAACTGGTAGTTCATGTCTTCTTCAACACGTACAGCCGCTTCTTCTTTCTCACGCGTCTGTTTACCAATAATCTGTGTCTTAACTGGGCCTCTCGCTGGGAATGTCTCCATGATTGTTTCGCTCTGGAAGCGAACAACAGCTTCTGTAATCATCGGGTGGAACACACCGCAAGCGCCGTCCCATGGCTCTGTTCTTTCTTCAAACTTCAAGCCCAACAGCGTGATGCCGTCCTTGTACATCTCTTCCCAGTCTTTACGAGCTGCTTTGTCGTCCTCGATGTTCTGGGCTAAATCACCAGCAAGCTGTTCTAGCTCACCTGGGTGCATGTCTTCAGCTAAGTTCTTATTGAACTCGTTCTCTGGCATCGCATCTGGATCAATCTCAATCTCCATGCCATCAACACCGATGGTCACCGATTCTGGGTCTTCTATTTCAATCTCAATGTCTGGTTCAGCGCCCACTATGGCCTCGAGTCCTTGTGGTGCCTGATACAGTGACTTATCTACTGGCATTTTTTATCCTTAATAATACGCCGCACGTCTGCGACGGTAACTCAATGGCTCGTCAGCCATATCTGAGTCCAAGTTAATGAACCCACCCTGGCGGTATCTTAACAGCGCCTGGGTGCATGTGTCCACGAAGTCGTCGTGCTCGCCGACCGGGAACGCAGCAATTTCTTCAACTACTTCTCGTGCCCATCGGGTATCTGGTGCCCAGACTTTTTTACTGGCGAACAGATCTGACACCGCATTAAGGCGGGCAATTTTGTCGTTACCTCGGCTGGGTGTGAACTCTTGGATGGGTATGCCCATGCGTCTGAGCTCTTGTATAAGAGGACCACCGGCAGCTTTTTTCTCGACGATGCAGGCATCTGGCTCCCACTCCTTGTAGTGTTTCAAAGCAACTGTTTTGAGTTCTGGGAACGCCATCCTGTCCTTGAAGGCATCGAGGAGTATGAGGTTCGGACTGTTGCCATCCTCCTCGTTGTACCAGACTCCCCACGTGGTGCAAGCACTATAGTCACTTGTCGTTTTCGTCTCATGCGCCGTATCCCAACTCTGAATTATGTACTCGCAGTGTGGTGGGTCATCGTGCTCCCATATCTGCCAGTCACTACGTTTAATCATCGCCACCGTATCACTGGTGGGGTTCTGCATATATTGGGCGTTCCAGAACCGTGGGTCCATGTTCGCCTTTTTAGCTTTTAACGCCTCAAGGCTCCACTGCGCTGGCCAGAGTGATTTCTCCTCGGGGGTATTTTCTTTAATTATGGCGGGTAGCTCAACCACCTCCCACTTATCCGCATCTGGGTTCTTGATCTGGTAGTCGATAAGCCGCCCAGTTAAGTCCAGCAACGACCACCTCGTCATGATGACGATGATCGCACCACCTGGCATTAGACGTTGTAGGGGACCTTGTTGGAACCATGTCCACGCATTATCAAACGCCAAGCGGCTGTTAGCCTTCATGTCTTGTTCAGAATGGGGATCGTCGATAACAAACAAATCAGCACCACGACCTGCAAGAGCGCCGCCCACACCAGCGGCATAATATTGACCACCTGCTCCAGTAGACCATTTACCAGCAGCTTTCTGATCGTCAGCCACCACCGTGTCGGGGAAAAGCGTTTTGTATTCATCTGAATCAATCAAGTTCCTTACTCTACGACCGAAGTCTTCGGACAGAGACGCAGTATGCGTACCCATAATGATCTTTTTCTCAGGGTAATTACCTAGAAAGAATGCCGGAAAGATGTAAGAGCTGAACTCAGACTTACCCATACGCGGTGCGATGTTGATAATCACGCGCTTTTTCTTGCCCGAGATCACGTCTTGGAATATTTTTGCTAGTCTTCTATGGTGTGGACCAACTTTAAACCCTGGATACACTGCTTTAGCGAAGGCGATTGGGTCTGTTCTGGCTTTCTTTAGTTGAAAACGCTTCTCACGCTCATCTAAGTCGTCCAAAAACACGACTTTTTCTTCTTTTGTCATGTCTTTTAGCGCCAGCGAAGCGGCAAATGCTTCTTCGGGCGTCAGACATTCATAGTCTAGCTCGTCTTTATGACTCATCGTCATCTTCTTCAACTTCTTTTACTTCAGCATCAATCACATGAGCCTTGCCCATGTACTTACCCAACTTCTCACGGATCCTAGCTTCTAGCTCCGCGTCGCTTAGTTCAGCCTTCTTGACCTCAACCCGCTCAGTAAACAAAGCTACTTCAGTAACTTTACCCAACATGTCTAGCGCTTTGAGACGGATTCGGGCATCTGGGTGGTCGGTCTCTTTGACAATCTTTGCCACAGCCATACTGCGTAGCTCTTCAGCTTGTTTTACAAACTGCCACTGGTATTCAGACAGCATCGCTACACTTGAGCGTACTTCTTCCGGGAGTTGTAGTTCTAAAATCTTTTGTTTGGCGTCTGGGGCGTTAGAAATAAAAGAACTAAAAGCTTCAACCGCTCTGGTCTCTACCGCTTCTGTAATCTTTTCTTCGTCGTCGGCGGTTATGTCTTTTAAAAAATCTGTTGTGTGTATCTTCGCGTTAAGGGTTTCTGCTGGGGAAAGTTTTTCTAGAGGGGTAAAGCCGCTAAGGCTTTCCTCTGGTGTTGGTACGTAATCAGCTGCATCAGCTGTGACTAAATGTTCTAACAACTTTCCTCTTTCTTTGGCGCATTGGGTTTGCGAATGTTTGGAGTATATGATATTTTTTTCTGGCGTGCACACTTTTTTGATTTTTTCTTTTATACTACGCCTGCCGGTCCTCCTTCCGGTAATCGTGTGAGAGCGATTGCACTTTTGATAGTGTTTTTCATTTTGTTAGTTCCCTTGGTAGTACAACCCCCGGCCTAGTCAGCTGGGGGTTTTTTATTGTGTGTTGGTGTCAAAAGTTTGACATGAGTGGGTGGAATTTTTTAATAAATACGTGAGTTTGCGTAAGTTTTTGTAAGGGGGTGGGTTAATAAATGCGTGAGTTTTACAAGATTTGACAAAAATTTAGATTGCGGGTGGGGAATAGTGATGTAGTGCGACGGGGGTGTTTTGCTCAAAAAGGGGTGATGCCCCCCTAGTGGGGTCAAAGCCTAGCCATTCTAGCTTTTGGAATAGTTCCATTTGGTATAATAGAGTTATCAGTTCAAGGCAACACGTCGTTGCTACTGATACTTACAAAGGAAATACAAATGAACGCTATCAATACAAACACAATCAACACAATCAACAACACATACAACACATACATGACCGCAGGCAAGTCCTACGGCGAGGCTATGCAAGAGATTGCACGCAAGCTAAACGGGACAGCTTGTCCCAAACTCGTTGAGGTATTAGCACAGACGCACGCAAAGCACTACAAGTGCAAGACAGAGCTAGGTAATCGTGGCTCTTGGGTATTTGAAATCAAAGGCGAGAGATGCGAGCCAGCTCGTAAGTCATGGGAACGCAACGTCATGGTGTGGTTCAAGACTGACAAACCTGTTGTGCGTAAGTCGGTAGACCCTGTTCAGGCACTTGTTACCAAATACAAAGCCATGAGCAAGACTGAGCAACGCAGATTCTTGACACAAATTGCCAAGTAAGGCGAGAGTGTGAGGCTTTACTGCGATTCGATATTCTGTCAAGTCTAGCCTCACTCACAAACAACTTAAGGAGAACTACGCATGACTACCGCACTTCAGCTATTACTCATAGCTTTCGTTGTATGGCTTTATCTTAACTAACCCAAGGAGAACACAACATGAACACATCAAACAAAAACCTAGGCGGTTTCTTCATCATCAACACACTAACCCACCGCATCATCAAAGAGCACAAGCACATGGCAACAGCACTAAACCATTGGCACAAGCTAGACACCACAACGCACATCATCAAGCCAGTAGCAGACCGAGAGGCTTTCTTTGCTGAACGCAAGGCTTTGGGACACCCTGTCCCAAATAGTGTTTGCTAACGTGTTTGGGTATCTTTTATGAACTGTCCAAGGTATCCACCTATTTCCACCCTTGCCGACAAACACACGACACCCGCAACCCCTTGTAATAGCTAGCACACAGCAGATGACTGTCCTATCTATCTATATCTATAAATATATTTATATATTATTATTATTATCTCTCTATATATCTGTGTATTTGTGTGAATTTTTATTGTAGTATTTGTTGTCACCCAAAAACATGGATACTTAGGACAGTTGTATGCTAGATGCAGTAATCATAAGGCTTTGCAGGTGTCCACCTTTGTGTCCGCTAGGGTGGAAATAGCCGACACTTTTTTAACATAGATATGGGGGTTACCCCCCACGCAAACCTAATAGGAGTAAGCCATGCAAGACGAAGACGACTTGTCCTACGCAATTCAACCGCTAGGCAACCATTTATTTCCAACACACGCACTTTGCATCAAGTGTCACGAGATAAAACCCATCAAATCTTTCAAAACCAAGAGCACAAATGCACAGGCTATCGCTTGGGGATACAAGAAAGCGATTGAATACACAAGCGAGATATGCAACATATGCCGACGACCCAAGAAGAAACCGCACGAGATGACCCTCAAAGAAATACATCACAAGATTGTCACAGGCGACATCAAAGGCGGTGCGATTGGCAAGATGATTACCGAAGACCGAATCGCAGAGGGCAGACGCAAGAAACGTGAGGGTGTGATTAACAGGTGGAAATCTATCCGAGAACAAGCGTGGACTGAACTCCATACGCAAGCAGATAAGGAACACGACAGCACACGCAAGCTAATCAAGGCGAAGGAAGGGGGACAACACCCTGAACTATGTGTGTTTTTAAAAGAGTATCTGCGGTGTATCAAACAAATAAGAACCTTCATACTCACCAAAAGAAAACAATCAACCGAATCGCCCACGAAGGGCGTGACGTGGTCATACTACATAAGTAAGACCACAAAAGAGAAACTGCTAGCCCTGTGGACAGCGTGTCCCAATGAAGTAAAGCTAGGTAAATACCAGCCAACCGAAGTGTTGGCAAACAGATTAAACACAGACGAAGAAAGGAACTAACCATGAAGGTATTACATAAAACAGGACGTGAAGTAAAGGTCGGCGACTGGCTAGCAGTTAAAGACTATAAAGGCAGAGTGCACAGGTATGAGGTGTTGGAATTTGAGGTGCTGATGGTCAGGGTAATAGAACACCACAACGATATGAAGTTGCACTTCAGTATCCCCTACTCACGCTTAAACCTACGCACACCATTCGTTGAGTAGCCCACAACATCTTAACAAAAACCCTTTACATGGAGAAACATCATGAGAAAGCAACTGCGT